GCCGAAACCGCCGTTGACTTGCCAGCCTGACGAGCGGTAGCAAAGATGTTGAAGCGTTCGTTCTTGAGGTTGAGGATCATCTCCTTCTGATACGGATAAAGCTCAAGGGGTTGCAAGCCTTCACCCTTGACTTCAATGTAGATGTATTTTTCAGCAAAGTAGATAGGATCTTCAGTACACTTGATAATCTCTTGCACCATTTCTGGTGTCCATTCAACATAGCTGCCTGCAGCCTTGATCAGAGGATTACCGTTGTACGGCTTGTGCTCCTTTATTTGTGCATTCCAAGGATGGTCTAAAATCATTCTATTTCTTTTTTCTTAGCTTGGGAAATTAGCGACTGAAGTTCAGCAAATGAGCCAGTCAACAGAATGTTATTCACCGTCGTAGGCTTCTCTTGCGCTTCAGGGGCAATCTTCGGTTCTTGTTCATCACGCTTCTGTCGGGACATCTCAATAAATTCCATGTTGATTTCCGACACGGATTTGAGCAACGTCGCCAGACGTTCATAGCAGAGGGAATTTTGCGAGCCATCGGCGATACGCAATAGTTCTGCCGCCGCTTGCTGGCCAGTCTGAATCAATTCGATCATGTTGTCGCGCGCAAATTTTAGGTCGCGATCATGTTCCGAATCTTCTTTCTTTGTCGGTGGCTGAATATCCACAAGATCATGGAGATCGATGTCTACCGGCACAATGTCATTAGTCATTTTTGTCAATACTTCCTGTTAATTTCTTTCTGCGTGCCTGGAACTTAGAAAGCGGCAGATTAGCTTGATCAGTGTTGATTTTGTCCATGCCTCTGAGACGATGTGCCATCAAACGATGATGACCGTCACTGACAAAATTCTGCTTGTCAAATCGATAGGCTTTGATGGCTTTCTTGTTTGGCGTAGCCAACTGTTGACGAATATGATCGGCGTTGACCCATTTTTGAGATGGCTTTATGTCGTTGGGTTTAAGAACCTTACGTTTCTCTGCCGCTTCTCGCTTTGCTGGATCACTGAATCCAGAATTGTATATCGCGTGTACAAGATTGTTGTAATGACGTTGTTCAAAACCTTTACCGGTGCGAATCTCACCACGTTCGTTGCCCCAACGCTTCTGAATGTAGTCAAGCAATTTGGTAGCACGTGGTACGTCACGCTTAACTTCTAGAAGGAATTGTAAAAATGATTTCATTGTTCTTCATCCGTTTCTACTAGCAATATACCGGCCGAATCCACGACGAATCCAAAGTCATCGTCGACGAAAATTGTGTTAGCATCCACCGTTATCTCGCTGTTGCTGGTTGAGTGACCATTGGCATCTAAGCCAGGTTTAACATGAACGTAACCAATCATCTCACTGCTGTTTGCCTGATCGCCGAAATAGAAGTTGGTTTCAACAAACTTGATCACCGGCTTGGTCTTGATCGGACCAAAATACTCACATTTCATAGTGAACGGTACAGTCCACACAATAGCTCTACGCGTCGTAAAGTTGGTATCGTAGTTGTCTTGTGAACTCGGTTCACCAATGATTACTGGAGTATCTATTGAAATTCCCATTTCAGGAAGAATGTTCAGCGTCATATCCCAGTTGGGCTTGAAGTATGGAATGATCTGTTCAAGGATCTTGGTACCATCTTCGGCGTTCTTGACGTAGATGTACAAGTTGAAATTCAAGTTCCAAGGCGTACTCTGATACTGCATCTTGAATGTATTGGCATCGTTGGGGTTCTTGACCACGCGTTGATTCAGAGTGTTCTTCTTGCGTGAGGGATCCTGAGTCATAGACACAAGCTCAAAGCTCATGGCTGGAAGAACGATTGCTGCGGATTTTTGTAAATCGGCATCTTGATTGATGCGTGCCATCATCTTGTCCTTGACAGCGTAGGTCAAAGGCACTTTGATGATCTGTGTAACGGTACCGCTGGCGTCGGT